CAAAAAAAGGCAAGCCATTGGCGTGATTGCCTAGCTTATTTTCTCGAGCAAAGAATGTTGCCGGAACTTAGACGAGAGGTCGAGATCTTGGCCCAAGAGGTTTATGCAGGATCTCCTGCTATGGGTATACTCGGGGTGTATTGGCAACAAGATACCATCATGCAGATGAAAAAATTCACTGTGCAGGACATACAGGTTATGGTTCAGCAAATGGGTGGAGATGAGAGCATGATGGAGCAAATTGTAGCTATCCTGCAAGACCCGGATATGGAGCAGGAGGCCATGGCTTTACTCGGCCAGCACTTTACTGGAGTTAAGGAAAAAGTGCTAAGAAAAGGATTAATGGATTTTAGGGAGACGGGTGTAGCAGAATTACCGACTCCAACCATGCATGAAAACAGGCCCCGTTTTGTAGCACATAAGCTTTACGAAGATATATTTATTGATGCTAACTGCACTGACTTAGATAGAGCTAGGGTCATAATGCGTAGAGAATGGTTTTCGGAAACAGAACTCCGGGACAAAATTAACACTGAGGGTTTTAGTGAGGAGTTCGTAGAGCAAGTGCTTGCGAAAACAGAGGCACAGTCCGGGGTTGCAGAGTATGATTACAGGAACCCAATACAACTTGGAGTGCATACTATTGGTAAGGGAGTCGAAGGGGACTTTGATGACTTGTACGAAATATTTTACTCTTACCAAAAAGTTTATGATGAGGATACAAATGTTCCGGCCATTTGGTGTACGGCATTTTCTGCACATGTGCCTGACGCTTACGGAAAGCATCAGATGCTTGAATACGGCCACGGGCAGATGCCTTTTGTCCTCTTTACCCGGGAAAGATTATCTAGGTCTATATTTGACTCAAGAGGCATTCCTGAGATCGTTGCTACCAATCAATATGAGGCAAAGGTGCAAAGGGATCTTCGCAATGACGCAAGCCAGATTAGTGTCATACCGCCACTTAAGGTCAATGCTCGCAGGGGGGGCATAAATCTATTAGTTGCCCCAGCTAGTCAAATTACAATAACCCGGCCTGATGATGTTGATTGGATGGCACCTCCTCCATTAGCACAAGGATCCATAGAAGCAGAAACTACTGCGGTGATGGATGCGGAAAGATATTTTGGCAACCCGGAAAAACCTGAAGCAAAGCAGATGTACCAGCAGTGTATGGTTAATCGTTGGCTAGATTCGTGGAGAGAAGCATTGTCGCAAGCACTAAGCCTTTGCCAACAATATTTGCCCCCAGAGTTTGTCGCTAGAATCACAGGAGGCAATGTCGAAGAAATTCAAGTAATGCAGGAAGATGTTGCTGGTAAATTCGACCTTTCACTCCGATTTAGCGTGGATACTTTAAACCCTGAGTTCATGGAGAAAAAGCTTCAAGCGATCACACAGCTCACCCAATTCGATACAGCCGGAGCCCTTGATAGAAACAAATTGGTTAAACTTATAGCCGAGCAAATAGATCCTACTCTTGCGAACCAAGTTGTTCAGGATCCAACAACTGCAAACCAAAAAGAAGTTGAAGATGAGCAATTGTCATGGGTCAGGATTGCAAACGAAATTGAGCCTCCAGCCAAGGAAGGTGTAAACTTTCAACTACGCCAGCAGATTGCCCAGCAGATTATGCAGACATCACAAGAACTGCAGGAGAAAATGGCAAACAAGCCACTGGTGAAGCAGTTAGCAGATAATCGAATGAAGTATTTACAATTTGGTATTAGCCAACAGCAGAATGCACAAATTGGTCGAACTGGAGTAAAACCCGTAATGCAATGATAAATCTGTTTCGCAAAAAAGTTAAACTAGTAAAGTACCCACAGCCTATGAGCGTGGAAGATGTCCAGAAAATTTTTCGCGAGCAGGGGCAGGACGATAGGATTTGGCAAGCAATTGATACAGTAATCGATAATCACTTACTGGATGCAGTAAACGATGTTTCAGACCCCGGTCAGAGCATTGAGCAGAGAGCTCATGCATCAGGTCGGATAGACTCAATAGCACAGTTAAAGTCTAGGCTAGAAGAGTATAAAAAATAAACTACACATAAAAGTCATGCCCTATACAAAAAAGAAGAAAGTACGAAAATCGACCAAAGGCAAAAGGAAGCTTTGTTAATGTGAAAACATTTGTCTTTGCCTCCGACTTACACGGAGACAAGCAGTGTCATGATGCTGTGGATGGACTCTTAAGATTTACGGAAGAGTTCAAGCCGGATGTACGAATATTTGGTGGAGACCTTTTTGACTTTAGCCCTTTAATGCGAAAAGCAGATCCGGCTGAAAAGAACGAATCAATGCAGGCAGATGTAGAGGCTGGTATGGAATTTTTAGACAAGTTCCGACCACACCATTTTTTATTAGGTAACCATGATGACCGGCTGTGGCAAACAGCAGAAAAGCATTCATTGGGTATTATTAGAGACACTGCAAAAATGGGAATTAAAGACATCGAGAAAAAATGCCGAGGCATGAAGTGTAAGATGTACCCATACGATGTCGAAAAAGGGATATTAAGGTTAGGTAAAGCAAGTTTCTGTCACGGATATTACCATGGCGTAACGGCCAGCAAGAGACATGCAGAAACATTTGCGTCTACCGGAGGAGTCGTTGTGCATGGTCACATACATAGCATACAGTTCCACTCGATTCCTAGGCTCGAAGGAAGTGCAGGAATCAGTGCTGGGTGCTTGTGTAAAACTGCTATGGAATGGAATAAGGCAAAAGTAAATAGACTGTCGCACGAAACCGGCTGGGTGTTTGGATATTACTCTAACAAAAGCTGGGCAGTTTATCCTGTCCGAAAGTTTAACGGAGAATGGTTATGGCCAAAAATTGGGTAAAGAAATTACAAGAGCTTTCGATGAAGCGAGAGAATCTCCCACCCAATTATGAAGAAGGTGATTGGTTTACTGTAAGAGACGCTCAGGCAAAATTAAAGATTGGTGATAATCGGGCTAGACAGATTTTGACAAGAGGACTCAAGGATGGATCTGTGCAAGCGTACAGAGGCAGTGCGTGGAGCGTAGACAAACAGCAATTGGTTAGACAGGTCTGGTACAAGTTCAGTCGCCCTAAGTAACCGCATTACCAACGAACCACTTGCCACAGTAAAACCGGGCTAACAATAGTTAGGTATCCGTCCGCACCGGTCGTGCGAGTACAGTTCCACCGCCAATGACATAAAACCTATGGTAGATAATGATGAGGTCGCACCTTCAACAGCAGAAGAAACACAAAATAACGATGAAGGATTTGTAAGCATTAGCGATATTGCTGAAGCATCAGGTCTAGAATCACAGGTCTTTGATAGTGCATCTGAAGAGACGGAAGAAGTCTTAGAGGAAAATGAAGAGCAGGAAGAGGTTTACGATGACCCTGAGCCAGAAGAGTCTACGGAACATCCAGTAGATACTGACAGTGAAGGCGTAAAAAAAAGAATCGGAAAGCTAATAGAAGCTAGGAATAAGGCATATGATGAAGTCGCTGAACTTAAAGAACAGCTACAGAAAAAAGCCGAAGAAGAACCAGAAAAAGAAGTAGTTACACCAAAGGGATTAGACAAATTTGATAATATTACTTCCTACAAGGAACTTAAAGAAGCTGAAGAAAATGCCGAGCATCTGCGAGAGTGGTTGCTAGAAAATCCAGATGGCGGTGAGTATACGGAACCAAACTCCGACACCACCCATGAAGTCGATTACGAGCAGGCAAGGCAATTGTCTGTGGCGACTGATAGAGATCTAAGGAAAAATATTCCGCATGTTGCCCAGAGGTTGGCTGAGAGAGATAAGAACCAAAGTCAGGCCATGCAAATATTTGACTGGATGAAGGATAATTCTAGTCCGGAAAATGTAGAGATTAATAGTATTCTTAAGCAGAACAAATTTATTTCCGATTATTACAAAAAAGACCCTTTCGCGAGCTTAACAGTGGGGTATGCCATTGAAGGTATCAAAGCTGTAAACGCTAGGCTTGCACAGAAAACAAAAGTGCAATCGGCTCCTAAAGTTCCATCCGCTCCGTCAAGAGCAACTCCGACAGCAGTTAAAGCAAAGGGTAAAAACAGTAAAGCCCTTCTTAAGCAAGCAATGTCCGGGGAAATCGAAGATGCATCATCATACATCGAATCAATATTATAAAATTAGGAGATATTTAACATGGCAGGAATAGTAGAACGGGATCAATCCCTTAAAAGAGAGTCACTCAGTGACCTTATGACCATCGTAGACAGAAAATCATGCCCATTTATGAGTGCAGTGAAAAAGGGCTCGGCCCCAAAAAACTCATTTGTGGAATGGCCTCTGGATAAACACAAAGATAATTTAGTACGCACAGCAACTTACTCCTCCGGGATCAGCGATAATTTGCCGGTTGATGGAGAAGATATTTCCAGTGCAGATTTTGAGAATTACGATGACCGCACAAAGTGCTCAGTGTACTTACAGTATACTCGCCGGGTGCCTAAAGTTTCTCGCTTGGCCAACATGACAAGTGATGTCGCTGGAGTTGGTTACAAGAAAGAAATGGCTAATTCGATCGCAAAAGCGTTGGTCACACACAAGAGAGATATCGAGAGTACTTTATGCTCATCACAGGAGACTGCACAGGAAACAAGTAATAGTCCTTATCAGACCCGAGGTCTGGGCAAATGGATTAGTTCTTCTGCACAATCAACTTTGGCAGTACCTTCCGACTTTTTGACTCCTTCTGGATCAATTAGGTCAGCGAGTGAATCTACTGCAAAGGAAGAAGACTTGCGTGATATTCTTCAGAGCATCTACGAGCAAACTGGAGAGGCCGACAAAACCTTTTATGGTCTTTGCGGTACACAGATGAAAAAGACTATATCGAACTTCACTCTGTTTACTCCACGCAACAACAATCTTGTTGTGTCAAACAGAGACACAGATGAAGGCCGGTTATCTGCTTCAGTTGACATCATCGAAAGTGACTTCGGGGTAATCACGCTGAACCTTAGTAGCTGGTTAGAGCAAGATGCTCGGGACTCATCCAATCTATACGATCCAGAAGTCGGGCAGAAAACCCTCTTCATTCTTAACATGCCACAACTCGAAGCATGTTATGCAGAGGAAACCAGCGTCAGAGAATTGCCTGACCTTGGAGGAGGCCCACGATCAATTATTGAGTCAGTCTTCTCACTCAAATCTTATTCCGGTGGTTTAGATCACGGAAAATATACTCTTTCTTAAGGAGTAGTTCAGCATAGGCTCGGCATGGAAGAAATCATAGTAGGCAAAGAAAATATCACGAAGGATATTTGGGGAGAATTTGCTAATATGTACCATGCCGAGCTTGCTAATGCAGAAGAGGAACAAGTGAAGCTCATGCAGGCTGAGAGAAGAGTTACTGGGGGGCGTAGAAAAAACTTATCCTTTGGGCGTTTGCGAATGAAAGTTTGCCCGGAGGTTTTTTATTTTTGGGAAGGAAAACTCGGTGAAGGTGTTTGGAGAGATAAAACATTTTTAAAGTGGATCGAAAAGCGATTTGGCGAGTTAGTAAAAATAAAAAGCGAATCAGCAAAAATGGGCGTATAGCCTGTGAGAAGTGTAGATTACTCTCGAATAGAAGCTGGGGTCTCGGCCATTGCCGGAATAGATCCTAGCAATATTCTAGCTCACGAAAAAATACTCTTAGCTGAGTATATAAATGATGCAACAAGGTATTGCTGGGATTACTACCCATGGGCAGAAACAGTAAAAACAGAAAAAAGATATTTCCGGGAAGACTATGATCCCGATGCTGATTATGAAGTAGGCAAAGAGGTACACTCAAACGGGAAATATTATAGACTTCACGATAATAGTTTACGATTTTTTAAGCCTTACGACCAACCAGAAATAGATATTATAAGTTGGTACGAAATTGGCGACCGGGCCGAAGATGCACCATGGTCACAGACCGCGACATATCGGATTGGTGCGAAAGTTGATTATAAGGACGAAACATATTTATGTATTGATAATTTAGGATCAAATGGATCCACGGATATCAGTTTGGTAAATTACCAGTACGACAAAATAGAACCAACAGACACCCGGTATTGGGCAAAAATAGATCCAACTCTTCGTAGATATATATCTTACGAGCAATCTAATTATGATGTCATTGGCACAGTGTTTAGTATACACGCAGATGACCCACAGTTCTCGAGCGGAAAGCCACTAGACTGGACAGAGGGCAATGAAGGAATCTATGTACAAATGCCAGAGGCGAGCTATAACTATGTTTGGGTAAAATACAGGCCGGAAGCACCTGTTTACACGCATGATGGTAGTAATCAAAAGGTGCCTAATTTCTTAGCTCCAGCAATAAAAGCTTATGCGTATAAATCGTGGCTTATCGGGGATGGCCAGCATGAGAAATCACAGCTACAAGATATACAGTGCATTGACTTGCTCTTGCGTGAGGTGGACAAACTCAATAATCAGCAAGACCGAGGTAAAGCTTACACAATCTCCAGCGAACCATACAGACGAATTGATGCTAGTGGCAATACGCCAACCACTCCAACGCATAATCGTATTGGTTCAATAAAAACCGGAACGGCAAAAACAAGACTGGTTTTAGATAGTAGACAATTTGTTAATGGCAGAAATGCCACAAGAAGATCCAGTGCTAACAGTAAGTTTGATGTTACTATCATAAGTAAATCTATTCGTAACTATGTAAAGCTTGGTGTTGCTGATAGCTCACTGCAGTGTAGGGCCACCGCAATAGGGCGACAAGCTGTGCTGTATCGAAATACTTACATGATGTTTAGGCACTTTACTGGCAAACCATTCCGGGCTACTGGAATAGGCTATGTAAAAGGAATCGAGCAGGGTATAGTTGCGTACAAGGTAGGTATTTCCGTACCGGATGTGAAGTTCTTTAATATAGTACATCGCAGGATAGATAATGTAAACTTTGGTGTGACTAGTGTGCAGGCAGGTAGGCAGGCTGTAATGAGGGGTACTACAGGCACAGAAACTTTTATTACAACTACTACACAAGGGTTTGATGCAGGCAAGCAAGCCTATGTCCAGTCCAGTAAGATTAGCCTAATTCCTTCAATCGGAGTAACAGGCTGGAACAGTAGGGCTGATTGGGAACACACAAATGTATATTGGGAAAATGCAAAATGAGTAATTTAACAGGAAAAGAAATTAAGGATAGTTACAAGGACTTGCTCCAGATGGGCAACGCTAATACAGGGGTCACAAGTACCCTCGAAAGCGTCAAGGACGGGGAGGGGAGTGTCAGTACATTAAAGCTATCTACGACATCAACAGAGATTGATAATCTTGCTGTAACAAGTGAGCTAGTAGCTCAAGATGGTGCAAGCATTAGTGGTGTTACAGATATTGCTGACGCAAATATTAGTGGCAGATTAACAATAGGTAGTGGAGTAGAGTTGAGAGAATCTGTCCATCGTGCTGACCTGCTTGAAATTAAGAGTCTAACCTCTGGTTGGGGAGGTATTCAGATTACGAATAATACAGATGAACATTTGTTTTCATTGATGTCTGATGGGAATGCATTTGGTCTTTATGATGACCAGCAAAATGAATGGGCATGGCAATATCAAGAAAATGGCCACCACATTTTGTACAATAATGGAGCTGTAATACAGCGAACTACTGACGCAGGAATACGAATCTATCCGCAATCCGGTAAAACAATTGGTGGCAATGACTTGTCGCAAGCAACTCTACTTATTGGGTCTAGTACTGCTGGTATTGGTATTGACGATAATGAAATTACCAAAAAGCAGGGTACTGATGGTGGTACGCTACACATAGGATCTGTAGGAAGTGCTTCTGCCATTAACTTTCAGACAGGGGCAGACTCGGATGGTAAACCTATTAGGAGAATGTACATAAACTCTAGCGGAGATGTCGGTATTGGTACGGATAGTCCTGAAGGTAAGCTAGAAATTAATCATACTGGATCATGGAATGACCCATCTATTCACCTAAAGGGTGATCTTCCTACAATTAAATTTAATGATACTAATACAAATCAAGATGATTGGTATATCCATGTAAATAATAATAATTTTAATGTATTATGTGATAGAGGAGCATCTGGAGGTGATGACCCTATAGATACGGCAGATAATATTTGGGATACACCTACCGCCTTGCAACTAGAAGGTGACACCAACACAGGTTATTTATTTGGTGAGGTGATAGCTACAACAGATATGTTTAGCTTTAATGCTAGTACACAAACTTTAACCATTAATATGTAATGTTAAAGTGGGGTAATACAGAGGTAAAAAATGTTGTCTATAAAGGGCAACATGTAGCCAGTCTAAAATTTGGTAATGACCAAGCATGGACTGCTATTGATCCCCCTACTGGATTTACAGCTACTAGTATGGATCATGATTCTATACAGTTATCTTGGGATGCAGTCGAAGATGCTGTCAGTTACAGAGTATATTATGGCACAACATCAAGTGCATCTGATGGCACTGCAGACTTTGCTACAAATACTGGACAAATACATGGCCTGTCTCCTTACACAAAATACTATTTTTATATCCGTGCAAAAAACCAGTATGTGTTCTCAACTACAACCGGGACAATAGATGGAGAAGAGTATACTACTCCAACTGCAGTCACTAATGTAAATGTACAGACTTATGATAAAGACAGTTTGTATGTAACATGGACTGCATCACCCACAGCAAGTAAATATCATGTATTCTATAAACTTTCGGGGGCCAGCACATGGACGCAGACTACCTATGGTTCGTCAAGTAATACATATAGGCACATTCACAGCTTAAATCAAAATAAGTCTTACAATGTTAGAGTTGTTGCGATTGCGGATAGTGGTGACCAAACCCAAGAGAGTACATCATCGTATGGTGAAGGATCTACGGGAGCAAATCTAGCTAATCCAGCACTCTCTTTATTATCTGCCAATGACACCAGAATAATCATAAGCTGGGGACTTGTTACTGGTGCTAGTGCTTACGAGGTTTACTATTCTACTGGATCCGGATCGTACTCAAAGATAGCAGATACAACCAGTACAAATTACACTTTTACGAGCAAACAAATAGGTACGCTTTATAATTTCAAGGTAAGAGCAAAATACATTTATACCGATGGAGCAAACGATCCCTCTAGTGCAAGAACCCACACTTATAGTGTGTTCAGTAATATTATCAGGAATGGTAAGTTACTACCACCAACAGGAGGATCAATAGCTACTGATAGTAGCACAAATGATCCATACATTTATAATAGAGCAACACTGCAAGGCGTAACTAGGGCCACATCTGCTACCAATCAAATTAAGGTACAGTTTAGTCACAGTAGTAGTTTCACAAGTGTATATGAGAAAAATTCTTCCAGTGTTACAAATGCATCAATTGCGACCACTGATCTTGATCCATTTACTACCAGTTATGTACGCTTTAGGGCTGAAGATACAACTGGTGTATGGACAGCATCGGACTATAGAGAATTATCTTCTTTTGTAATCCAGCCCAGTATCTCTACGCCACCAGTTGTAACTATTCCTAGTGCTGGCCAGAATAGTATTCAAGTACAATTTACAAGAGTACCATTCCAGAAATATACTAGGATACAAGTAAGCACATCTAGTAGTTTCTCCACAATATTGCACACTGAACTAAATACTAGTACGACTGCGACCGGTGTACAGATTACAGGTCTAGAACCAAATACTACATATTATGCTCGAGCAAAGGCACTAGTTGTTGATGGCACTACAATCAAAGATGACTTTTCTTCCCTTTATTCTGCAAGGGCATCTGCGACTACACCACGATTAGATACACCAGTTTTTCAGAACGCTTTATCAACTGGTGGAGATACAACTCCGACATTTACATGGAACTCCGTGTTTATGGCAACGCACTATCAGGTTGCATGGGGAGGGGTAACCTATGGCCTGCAAACCAGCAGATCTTTTACTGTACCGACCATGTCAGCCACAGGGTCATTTGGTATAGTAGTTAGAGCATACCGATCTAATAACGGATCAACATCAGAGTGGTCGCCCCCCCATTTCTATAATTTAGTTTCTGGCCCCCGGCATACAATATCAAACATAAGCCATGATGGCTTTCGTGTTAATTGGTCAACTGGTTCCCCTTTCAACGCAATTGAGCTCAGGGTCTATGAGGGGAGTACTCTAAGATTTAAAGATGACGGCATAACTTCATTAAATAGTTACAAAGTTTTTAGTACAGACTTATACGCTTGGGTTAAACCAAGCACGGAATACAAAATTTATACTAGGGGTCTTGAGTTAAATAGTAATTCACAAATACCATCCGGGTACACAAGCTTGTGGTGGCTGGTTACAAGGACAACTGATGATCTACCATTAGCCACACCAAGTTTAGGAGCACCTGCAGGACACTTTGTAGATGGTGATACTGTACTTTTCTTTTGGCAAGATATTGATAATGCAGACGCATACGAATTCGAGCTTACTGAGCCAAATAATACAGTTACAATTTATAATCCAAGTTTAGCAAGCTTTACTACAAATGGGCTGGCTGATGGTGACTACAGTGCAAGAGTAAGAGCAAAAAATACTACACATAATGTTGTATCAGACTGGTCTGCCACAGTTAACTTCCATGTTCACTCTCAGGCCACAGGTTCAGTAGATGCACCAGCTTTCGACACTATAGAGGTCAGTTATCAAACTGATAGTAATTATGATGAGACGGAAATAGTAATTAAAGAAGGAACATCTACTTACAAGTCAACTAAGGAAACAGTTAGGGTAGCAAACAATAGCGGAACTTTTACATTCCGACATTCAGAATATGACTGGATTGATGACAGTTTAAGATACTATGGATATGCTCGCGGTGTTAATCTGAGTAATGGTTCGATTAACGAATCGCGGAGCGGAACTCTTTATTCTCTAGGATCTGAAAGAACCCCAGCTTTAAGCTTAGGAACTCCAACGATTACAGTACCAACAGAAATAGAAGAAACTGCTACTGCTACAATTGAGTGGAGTCCTGTTAGTAATGCCACTGAATATGATCTATATATTACCCCACCTACAGGTAGTGCATTTTTTCATAGAACCCCATCGTTACAATATGAATTAACAGATCCACTAGTTGGTGACTATCAATTTCAAGTTCGTGCCAGCAATGATGCATTTGGTCGCTCAGGCTCCTACTCAACAACTAAAACACTAACTGTAAATAGTGTTAATTTTGTTAAATATTTAGGAGAAAGTGATTACGGAGCCGGGACTTTTTCAAGTCAATATTACCAGCGAGCAAAGACAGTTGATCTTGAAGATGTAGTGCATATAAGTGGTTGCAATCAAGGTACAGTTTTTACATTAGCTGACGGAACAGCAAAGTTTGCCGGGTTAGATACAGGATGTAATCTTGGGTACGGAATAACTCCTTACTCCCAGATGATTGAGGAAAACCCACCGGTACGAAATGATTTACGCACTGTACCAGCAATACCGGGTGCCATAAAATTCTTTCAGATGTTTGATTTAAAACGGAATTATAAAGAGATTGGCCCCCAAGTAATGTATGGTGTTTCTACCGGGGGTGCAGTCTATGTAAGAGGGCAGGGTGGTAACTACGGAGTTGGTGGTAGAAGCTTTTCTGATGGGGCAAAACATATACTAGATACTTTAAGTCCGCATCTCTATACCTACGCCCCCGAACAATCTTGGTTTCCACTTTTAACACAAGACGAAGAACCGCTGACCGGGATTGTTGGTGTGGCAGGGTTTTGCACATTTCTGGATAACAATGGAGATGTTTGGATGCTACAAGATTGTAGGAGGGCTAGTATTAATGGTACATATGGATATCTGGTCTACGAAGGATATGAACAACCTAGTGGGCTTGACCATCCAAGTGGTTATCCAGACCTAACTAACAATTTCGGAAATGTATTTTATAACGGAGCTAACTTAATGCGAAAGCTAAGTTGCTTTAATGGGAATGTAAAGAGTGTGGCAGTTGCTAATAGTAGCATTTATTTTAGTTCTTTGGGATATGCATTTGTAAGAACAGACGGCACAGCTTGCGTAATGGGGGATAATAGAAATTGGAGCTTAGGGATTCCGGGCTCGAGTAGATTCCACAAACAAATGACTTTAAAGGAGATTCCATTTCCAGAAAGCATTGTAAAGGTTTGCAACTCAGGAAATGGGTTTTTGTTTCTTACAAGTACAGGACAGATATATGCCAGCGATACACAAGAAAGTAGTTATGTAGAAAAAGAAGTACTGGGTTACTACAAGGTTCCCGGTTATATTGATGATAACGCAACTGGTGATCTTATTAGTTTCACGAATGATCCTATAGTTGACATGGTTGGGCAACCCGAGGGCAAAACTATCTATGGGTCAGTAATGCTCAAAACCCAAAGTGGAAGGATTGTGTTTTATGACTATCTTGCAGAACTGTCTGGTAACATTGACACTAAACCTTTTTACGGGGAACCCAGAGCTGTGTTTAGTGATCCGGATTTTACGATACCTGCAGATGGTGGCATGGCCCTGATAAGCAGGGGTGCATTCTGGTGGGGCACAGAAAATTTAAACAAATGTTAATATGGAAGAAGAATTACCAGAACACGAAGTCGTTATTGATGAGAACCCTAAAACGGATTTTCCACTTAGCGAACATTACGAAGATTTAACAAACCAAGGAGGATAATTAAATGGCACAAGCTACAGATTACACTGAGAATAAAGTCCTAGAAGGGCTTATAAATGGAACGACAATCCAACTGTCGAGTGGGAAACCATATGTCGGATTACTTACATCAGCACCAACTGATTCTAGCTCTGGCGTAGAATGCACCGGAACCGGTTATGATCGAGTTCGCGTTGGAGACCCAACACAAGGGACATTTGTGATTGGCAATGCAGGATCAGCATCTAACGATGATGAGTTTAGGTGGAACGATGCAGAGAACCAATGGGGCACGATTACTCACATTGCTTTATACGATAGTGAGACAGGTGGGAATATGTTGATCTATGGACAACTTACATCACCGGTCGAGATTGGCACTGGCGACATCTTTAAAGTACCACCTAGTGGTTTCACAATCCAAATAGACTAATCAAATTTATTTGGTTTGTTATGCATACCATCCTCTTAGCAATCTAGCTAGGAGGGTGGTCGCTTATTATGCCTGAAGGAATTACAGAAGAGTCCAGCCTGAAAACAAATACCGGCTTTGCCTTGAAACTTATCGGAGGTGTGGTGTTTTGTGTTTATTCTGGAGCAATGATATTTGCCCGTATCAATACTCTAGAAATGGAGATATTGCGATTGCAACATGAGGTAGAGCTAAACAGCGAGTTTAGGATTAAGTGGCCCAGAGGTGAGCTGGGTGCATTACCAGATGATGCCGAGCAGAATATGCGATTAGCATTTCTAGAGAAGCAAGCAGGTAAGCATGACCAGTTGCTAGAGAAATTGCGATACAAGGAGTCAGAGTGAAATGGGTGAGATACTGGTTATGTTTCTTACTGGTGGAGGCTCGACTGCTATGGGTGCAATTCTCAAAGGTGTGTTTGGCATGGTTTTTGAGGCTAGGAAGCAAAAGCATGACCTTGAGCTTGCGAGAGAAAGTCGTGCGAATGATAATTTCGTTAGACTGCAAGAGTGCCTCGCTAAAAGTGGTTCTTCAGAATCTACTAATCGTGTGCGTAAGTTGCTTGCATGTATTGGTGTTAGTTCTTTGTGTTTTTCAATTATCCTGTGCACCTGTTTTCCCAGTGCAGAATTGGTCGTCCTCAGCAACGCCACTGGAGAAGGAAGAACAGAAATCCTCTTCGGACTCCTCAGTTGGCAATCCCCTCAAAAGCCAATCCAAATCACTACTGGACACATCTCCCTTATGGGGAACCTCACTATCCTTCCCTGTATTCTCGGATTCTATTTTGGCCCCAGTCCAAGACGATAAATAATGGACATTAATTTTATATTTCAGTTGGTCACAGGCTTGCTCATTGCAATGGGTGGATTCATATTAAAGGGTGCATTCAATTCTTTGACCCAGCATGACAAACGGATCAATAAGCTGGAAGTGGATATGGCCCGGAACACGGCAGAGAATGAAAGCTTGTTTAAAAGACTTGATAATATTGAGTCAAAGCTAGATAGGCTACTGGAGGGTAGGCATGGCAAGATATAGGTCATTCGGACAACTAGATGACCCTTATGTCGAAGATGGTGACCTGAGCTTCAAGGGACTGGATATGCATACAAGCCCAAGTATGTTGCAACCCGGAATGCTTTCTCTTGCAGAAAATATAAGAATTAACGAAGGGGTTATATCGTCACGCAAAGGAGCCACTAGAATATGGAGAGATGCAGGAGCACACGCAAAAAGCTTATGTAAGTTCTCGGATCCAGACGGGCAGGAGCAAATTATTGTTATAGGCCGTGCCGGTATATATAGCACAAATGGGACTTTGCTTAGTGTTTATTCAGGTGTGCCTGATTATAGTGAAGGAGCAAAAGCACAAGCTATACAAGCGTTTGATAAAGTTATTATATTTACAAAAGGTAGTAGGCCCAGAACATGGACAGGCGTAACGGGTGATCCGTCTACTGAGCTTAGTACTGTACCGGCAGACTCATCTGTTGACTTTGTTTGCCCAAGTGCCGGGTTTGGTAATTACATATCTAATAGGCTGGTTGTTCCACACGCAGATGACTCTGCAACAACTGTAGCATTCTCTGACATTTTCGAGTTAAATCAGTTTGATATAAAGAACACTTATTTCTGCAACAAGGGAACAAGTGATGAAACAATTGCGATCTCCCCTTACGCAGAAAATCAAGCACTCATACTAAATGGTAGATCCATCCATCAGGTGAATAACACACACGCACTTGGAGCGAGTTCTACAAATTTTGAGATCACAAGACAGTACGGAATAGCTGGCCCTAAATCCTGGGTTCAGAATGGTTCATATATATATTTTGTAAGTAATGAGGGTAACATTCAGGTTTTAGTTCCGTCATCAGATCCGGCCCGTGGCCTAGGTATTGCAATCTCAAAAATTACTTTAGATCAAGAACCCCTAAGCAAGCCGGTTACACCTATAATAGATAGAATTAATATAGATGCCATAGACACCTGCGTAGTACATTACTCAAAAAATAAGGTATACTTTGCGTTACCAATTGATGGGGCAACTCAGCCTAATGTGTGTTTGGTCTACGATTCACTTTTAAGCACATTCATATCCCTAGACACTTACCAGAATAATAACTTCAAGATACTAGATATTAGTAGTGTAAATGGTGAAATATATTTCCTAACAGAAGATGGGCTTTATCGTTACGAAGAGAACGAATTGCATAATGATGGTGGATACAATTTCGTAACCAAATTTAAAACACGAAACTACCTTATGGGTAGTCGCGGAATAAAAAACTTTAAGTCCGGATCTATAGGGTATGAGCATGATAACGGGACAAGACTAAAAATAGATGTAATTACTGTAGATCCAGATAGGACTATTCAGTGCCGAGATGAGACTGCAACATCAGCAGAGACAGCGATGTCTAGGTTTAATTTAAGACAGCGTGGATATAGTGCCTCAGTGCAAGTGACTAGTGAGTACCGGCCAAGTAAATATAATAGCGTACATCTCGAAGCGTCTTATATGAGCAACACTGTAGGAGACTTTGAGTAATGTCCAATAAGGCAACAGTAGAGCTAGGTCTTGCACCAGTAGGAACAGAATTTGATCCAGCTTTGTTACGGGCAAATGTCCTTCCTGATGTTACAGTACCAACTGACTTAGCTGGTGACATAAAAATCGATGAACTACAGGTCGTAAATAATCTGACTGTTACTGGCAATATCACTAGCCCTAGCATTCGCACTTTCCTGCAACAGCTTGACGATGTAGATTCTACAACTAATCCACAAGACGGATTTGTTTTAATTTATAATTCTTCCACCCAGAAATATAGTCCGGGCCCAAGAAATCTAACAACAAGATTGGATCAGCTAGAGGATGTTGATCATAGTGGCGTTAGGGATCTTTCAGTCTTACAATATGATGACACGCAGGCAAAGTGGGTAGCCCGGGCAGAAGACGAATTTTTTGATGCTACTATAGATGGTGGTTTCGCTGACACATTACACCTTGAGGTTTTCGATGTAGATGGAGGTTTTTCGTAATGGCATACCGAAGGATAATAATCAGACGAGACTTTTCTAGCAACTGGGAGTCGAACAATCCTGCACTCAAACAAGGGGAAGTAGGGGTAGAGGTTGACGAATCTGGAGCTGGGTACAATCGTTTAAAAGTAGGAGATGGATTTCTTTCGTGGAATGACCTGCCTTATGTCGATGACGCTGGGCTAGATATTATACGAAATGAATACGGGGATGAAGTTTCATTTGAGTTAGGATTACAACAAACATTAGGAGAAATATAACATGGCAACAGACATACTAGGAAAAATTGGGGAAAAAGTAGCAACCCAAATTAATACAATCAACACAGACATTTCGTCTAACTATGCTACTAAGGTAGAGCTTAACACAGTTGGTGATAATGTCGCTGATAACGCTACTGACATAGGGTCATTGCAAAGCACTAAAGCCGACAAGGTATCACTTGCGAACTATGCAGATGGTACATCGGTTTTTAGCTTAATTAAAGGAACGCGAGCAGAACTTGGCTCACTTAAAGTAAGCGGAGAGATGACTGTTGTTAATACGCAGACAGTTGAAGTTTCTGATAACTTCCTAGAGCTCAATAAAGCTGAGGATGGTACAGAGACCGCACAGACATCTGGTATTAATATCAATCGTGGATCTAGTTCCGATAAAGCATCTTTGACTTGGGACGATGCAGTATCGAAATTTAAACTTCTTTTAGGCACAGGTGACGCGAATCTTACAGCAGGAACAATCGAAGCTAGTTTAACTGGTAATGTTACTGGTGATCTTACTGGATCTGTTGACGCATCTGCTTCAGGCAAGACTGTAAAAGTTGGCTCAGGTGCCGGTTTACTGGTCAATGGTGTTGAGCTTGGCGACTATGCCAGTTTTGAGACTGAGTTCTTAGCGAACCTATAATGTCTGACATCCTAGGGCAGATCGGGGCAAAGGTAGCGACCAAAATAAGTTCGCTATCTAGTCGCGTATCTGCCCTAGAGTCAAACGACAGTTATTCTGAGACTACCTATACAGATGGCCTTGTCTCGCAGATTAGCACATGGTCTACCTCCAGTAAGTCTACGCTTTTGCAAACAAAGGCGTTTACCTATACCAATGGATTATTGACCCAGATTCTAGTAACCGATGGCTCAATTACTACTGAGCTAACACAGACATTAGCCTATGACTCCGATGGAAACTTGGAGTCGATTACTAAGGACTACGCATGAGTTTTTCTGAATCAAGCAACAAGATTACGCAAACAGGGACAGACATTGATCTTAGTGAATTGGATGGAGTGATAGGAGTAACTACTACAGTTCGCGGAAATCACACTACTTATACTATTGCCTCAACTCATTTTTTAGAGGTTCAAGGAACACTTAGTATTGATCCTGCATATGAGACCTTGCAAGTGATGAAGCAAGCGATCAACGCAGGTAGTGGACACCCACTTACAGTGACAGGCACATTGAACTTAGGTGTCAAAACTACAGCAAATGGAAAAAATAAATACTCTGTCGGAGTAGGAATTGATCTACCCAATGAGAATTTGACTGGGCAAATGTATAATACCTTTGGGATTTCGTTTGGTAGCAATTCTACATTCTTATGGAATGGTGGAATAATTCGTACTACTGCAACTTTGCGTACTGCAAATGGGGCAACAGTCACAGTCAATAGTGGGATTTTCTACAACCTTGCAAAGCAGGGATCATCAAACACGAACACATCTCAGTTCAGGATTGAGTCCACTAACTCGACAAGTGACGCAAAAATAAATATTTACAATTTAACTTTCGATGGAGAGACTTTGGAGTCTAGGGTCTTCACAAAAAGCGGATGGAATGTCGGAATCTTTAAATTTAAAAAAGGAGGATTCCAGAGTTATAATTCACCATTCCCACCACTGACTTTTGAGAACTTCGACACAGGCCCAAACTTACATGACTTCGACATAATTAATGTTACTAGAACTCAATCAAGTGGAGAGACAATTACCATCAAAGGGTTTTCTGATAGATTGCGAGTCGCACTTGATGCCGGCAGAAATAATTT